GGATGGTGGCAAAAGTTCCAGCTCCGTACTTCAACTTCAACAAAGCCAACTGGATTTCCTGATCTGTAAGCGATTAGATCAACTCCATATACATTAGGGTTTTCCCTACAATCTAATCCCCACTTCATCTTCATCCATTCGGATACAGCTTTTCTAGCTGGAGGATCGTACTTATCGTGTAGTTCTTTGTTAAATTGCTTTGAGATCATAGGTGCTAGTTTGATAGGAAGTGAACTAGCAGAAAACTTCGTGAAGGATGCAGCCTATCTCTTGGGGTCATTTTAACGGCAGATAGTTACCCATTGGCAACCACCACCACCACAAACATATTGCTGCCAACAATTAGCGTATTGACCTAATGCTACTGTAGCTGCAATAGTTAAAAATGCTCCGACAATAATCTTTTTCATTTTTTATCCTTAAAATGGAACTGAATCATCATCAAAATCAACGCTTTTTGGCAACTCATCGCCACCACGAGGGGTAAAGTTATCCTTTGGCACTTTTTCTTTGCCAATTGATCCAGAAAAGAACTTACCATTCTTGCCATCTTTTAACCAGGCATTAAGATAATGCTCTTTGCCATTAATCATTACTGATCCAGCATAATCAGGATGTGTATCTTTTTCCTTACGATTATTCTTGAATAGGCTAAAACTGCCTTCTTTCATTTCATAGGCCATTATTTTCTCGCTTTCAATTTAGTTAATGTATCTTCGACCTCGCTTAAAAACTTCTGTACTTCTACTTCCATTGCCTTGATATACTCATCATCCCTTTCAAGGCGCACTACAAACAATTGCAAGTCATCTGGTAGCCTAGGGTCAAACGATACGAAATCGCACCACCTAGACCCTGTTACTGCCATTTGGCATTGCATCTGAGGGACATACTTAGATGGAGGTTTATCATCCATCAAATACTCTATATGCGTATTGCTATTTGGACACTTAATCTCAATTAGGCCATTTCCAACTAACCCATCTGGACTACATCCAAACCATTCAATCGTAGGGTGATCTATAAAAGCCACTTGTTCCACAAAGTTACCCTTTGCTACCTCATACGCAATTCTAGCCATTGGCTCTGTTTGTGTACCCCATTCCATTGCAGCATTGGTAAAAGACTCTCCTGGCAACCCTGTTAGCCTTTGGACTACCAACTCAGTCCGATAATTCTTACGGCTGGCAGACTCACCAGACTTACCCTTAGATAGCACATCTGCCATGCGACTAGCGGTAACCTTTCCTAGCCTCATTAAGTGCCAAGCATCCGTACCCTGCTCTACGGCTATCCTATCTTCTGTAGTAAATGTAGTCATAGCTTGGCCTGCGCTAAGAATTTAAGATGTTCTGCCAATGTTGCTACATCACCAGCAGCTTGAGCAGCTCTTTCATGGTTATTTTTTAGTTCGTGGTTATAGTAACTCTTAAGAACTTGGTTAATTTCTATATAAACTTCTGAATAATCTGTCATGTTTTTTTACTATTCGTAGTTAGTTTCTGTGCCTTTGCTTGATCGCATCGGTTCTTTTCCTGCATTAAAGCTCTGTAATCTTTTGTGCAATCATCGCAAATATTGACTACTTCCTGGGCATGATCTCTTAGATATAACCAAGCCTTGTAGTCCATTCTTGATGGGTAACATAAAGGATACCATTCACTCATCATCGTGCATCGGCTTATGCTCTGGCTGAACAATAAAATCAATATCCTCTAATTCGTTCATCTCCCATTTACGAGAAAACTCAGCAGATAGAGCATCAATCGCAGCGTTCCATCCTAGCATAAAATACTCTTGTGGATGGTATACAGGCTCAGACAGTTTATTAAAAGCCTCAAGACACTTTTTGTTAATCACTTTCGTTTCCTCCATTGGTAAACGACTGTTTCATTAGACATTAGCTTTTTGGGATTATCTTCTAAGGTACGAACAAACTCTGCTTTAAAATCTGCCCACTTCTTTTTGTAGAAGTCTTGCTCACTAGCTGGAACATAGCCATGCAACTTTCTCCAGCGAATCTCTATATCTGTAGAGCTTGGGGTATAAATAAAGTTATTTTCCATATTTTTTATCTGCCTCTCTTTTTAAACAAATTCCACATTTCCATCTACTTGTTTTTCCAACTCTTACCAGCTTAAAGTCCACACTTGGCCTTGAAGTCTGACAACTAACACACCACCTCTTTTCCATCCCAGCCTTCCTTTAAATAGCCAAATTCTGATGCATCGCATACGGCTCTCAAATCTAAACACACATCGCATTTATCCACCCATATTCTGTATTGGTGATCTTTTGGTTTGTGGACTCCCCAGGTGCTGCCACAAGGGGAGCAAACATTATCAGGCTGCTCCTGTGCTAGTTTCATTAAATTGGGCTTTCATCTCGTTATAAGCGTTAGTGATAGCATCTAAAAATTTAGCATTACCTTTGTATTTCTTGTAAGATTGAGCAAAGGCCACCTTGAGTTCGGCAGGGCTTTTACTTGCCCTAATTTCTGCAATATCAGCCGTTGGCGCACTTTCTGTGTCTACATCATCCCACAAATCCTCACCAACATATAGACTTAATCCAAGACCATGTAGAGCGATTGCTTTAGCCAGACAACGCTGCATAGCGGTATTAACTGCAAACGCATCTGGGTTAGGTACAGCCTTATTGCGATAATCCATTACTGGTAATTGGGCAGTCATAGATTTATCAAAAGCAGTTACTGTGCAAAAAACCATTAGTGTATCGCCAAACGATACAGGCTGACCATAAGTCCATGTAGCTGCTGGATCGTGTTGTAGCAATGTATCAACAGCCCATGCCCAGCTTAAGTAGCTAAGATTGTTTTTCTTTTCAATCTTGCTAGATACATCTACATTTCTTAGTTCTAGATATTTGCTCATTTTTATTCCTGTTAAGTTAAATGAATTTCAGCATATTTTTCCATGTACTCATAAGTCATGTAGAACAGTTTTGCTCCTAACTTATCCCACTCTTTGCGTTCAATAAAATCACGAATAATCTCTTGATCGCCATCTGATGCTTGAGAAATTGCCTCTCCCATATTGCTTATATTAGTAGGATCAAATCTTTCTCCAGGTTTCATATGCTCATAAACTTGTTCTGCAAGTTCGTCATGCTCTGCTTGGTCATCATAAGGCGCATCGTAATAAGCATCATTGTTGTACATAATTATCTTCTCCACGAACTGTTTAAAAATAAAAACGCTGGGGGATTCTGCATAGGACAATCATTAGTCTTATAGCAAGGTGTTTGGTCTACTACATCAGTCTTATAGCGTTTAACTGGAATTGGCCTCATGTCTGGAATTGATGAGCAGCCAACTAAAAATATTGCTGGAATAAGTGCTAGAACTTTCATAATGTATATACACCAATACGAAAGCCATACACACTAATTACAAAAGCTACGATTACAAATCCTAGCAAGCCACCTAAAATAAAGTCTTTCATTCTGCCTCTCCCCATACGCCAACAGTAGAAACGCCTATAATTTTTAAAAGTAATAACTCAGGTTGTTTTGTTAACAAATTTGCTAAATACTCAATCTGTTCGGATGGTGTAACGCCATCAGGCAAATCAAATAAAAGCGTTGTGTTGTATTGTATTTTTGTGCTGCATTCCATTATTTACTCCTTCACGAGTTGTTAAAAAGAACTGCATGGATAAATACTAATCCATAAATGTAGAGATTTACAACAAATGTAGAAAATATTTTTATGTGTTGCTTTTTTGCACAAGTTTGAGATGGTGTAGAATAAAATGTCTACAAAGGAGCATATATGAATACTGTTGTAAATCTTCCACAAACAAGTTCATTTGATAAATTGATGGCTGAATTTGGGACTATCAAAAACCTATGCGAAAAGGTTGGCGTTAAGTATGTAACGGCATATGCCTGGAAGATGCGAAACGGCATCCCTAAGAAATGGCATAAAGCAATCACAGAGGCATCTGAAGGAAGATTGACAGAGAACGACCTTGGTTAGTCAAAATGTCCGTACAGTAGCTCTCATGGAGTCTAGGGGATATAAATGCGATGTATGTGAGTCGTACAACGCTTTCACTAAACGCAAAAAAGACCTATTCTCCATTTTTGACATCTTAGCTATTGGCAATGGAGAAACTGTAGGTATACAAATCACAAGCAAATCTAATATGTCCTCTAGGATTAAAAAGATTAGCGAATCAGAATACTTACCAGAGCTAGTGCGATCAGGCTGGAAGATTCTAGTAATAGGATGGTTTAAGCAGCCAAATGGAAGATGGGCTTGCAAAGAGTTTGAGCTTTAGGTTATAGTAGTAGTTCGCAGTAGCGCAAAAGGCAAGCGCAATAAAAGAAAGCTGGGATGGGCTAGAGGCCAGCAGAGATAAATGTGC